AAAGAAGCTAAAGCCGGTATTGGGATATATTTTGATATAAATGATGAAAGAAATGTTTCTAGACAAGTGAAATTAAACAAATGTGATAATATTACTAATAATAGTGCCGAAATATTAGCTATTATAGAAGCTTTTAAAATTGTAGAAAAAGAATTAGAAACAAAAAAAATATGTATAGCTACGGACTCTGAATATAGTATAAAATGCGCGACTTTTTATGGTGAAAAATGTGCATCTATGAATTGGAAAAAACATATTCCAAATAGAGATTTGGTAATTGAATTATATAATATTTATAAAAATAACAAAAATCTTAAATTAATGCATATAAAAGCACATACAAATAAAAAAGATATTCATTCAATTGGTAACACCGAAGCAGATAAATTAGCATATAAAGCTATAAAGCTATAATACCGATCTTGATAAATATATTTGAATGTTTGGATTCCATTTTCTAAAATATATTACATTTTGTAAGCTTTTATAACGTTTTGACAATATGCTAATTTTATAAGATTTCCATAATGCTTGTTTTTTTTTATTGTTGTATATTTGTAACAAGCATTTTTTCTATAATTCATTATAATATTTATAATATTTATAATATTTATAATATTTATAATATTTCATCTACTAAACCATATTTTAAGCAATCTTCAGCATTTAGCCACCTATCATGATAAAACATATCTTCTAATACTTCTTCGGGTAAATTACTATTATCTAAATATATGTCTTTTATTATATCTAAAAAAACATCAGTATTATAATTCAAATCTTTAACTGTTAATAAATCACTCGCTTTTTGTTCTTCGCCAAATTTTAGACCATGTATCATCATTACAGAATGTTTGTTTATAAAACGTTTTGCCCCAACAACAGATAATAATGTAGCTGCTGAAGCAGCATATCCTCTTATATATGTATGAACTGGAATTTCTAAATTTTTTATTTCATCGACTAAAGCTAAACTTGATAATAAAGAACCGCCAGGACTTTGTATGTATAAATTTATGTGATTAGGATAATCAGCATTGTTCATCGCTAAAATTTTATGATTTATTAAAACTTCTGTTAATTTAAAACAAGTTTCTTCATTTAATCCTCCTGTGAAATATATATTATTATTGAAATTATTATTTTTATAAATTAAATTTTCCTGAATATCATAATTTATATCTTTATCGTCATTTTTATTTATAAAATTTTTATTATAACTTTCATTTAAATGAATATTCTTATTAACACCGGATAACAATAAAGAATTAGCAATAAAATTTCTTCTATTTATAAACATATTAAATCCTACGCAAGTGTTAATATGAATTAAAATCAAAAAGAATTTTATTATATTCTTTCCAATATAAAACATATATAATAATATATTTTATATTTATTTTTACATAAATTTTAATAATATCACATGTTCTAATTTTTTATTATATTTTATTCTATTTTATTCTATTTTTATTCTATTTTATTCTATTTTTATTCTATTTTTATTGAATTTATATTATTCAAATATTTATACTTATAAAAACTGTCAAATGTTAAATATGTAAAAAATATTCCATTAAAATATACTAAAAAATTTAAATAAAATGTAACCAAAAAAGAATCTTTAATTATGTTTAACTTATAACCATAATAGTTAAAGCAACAAGTTAATACACAAAATGGTAGTCTTAATAATAAATAATTTATTGTATTTAATTTTTTTTGATTATATAATTTAATTTTATTATTTTTATAAAGAACTAATGAACCATATTCAATTATACCTGGAATACCATTACAAACAATATATGCTAAATATTTTTGATTACTTTTTATAAAATATATATCTGGTAAAACTCCTAAACCTATGAATAATATATGATGAAAATAATCATATCTTGTTAAATTTCTAAAAGCTATTAAATGATAAAAATGTAAATAAAATACAAAATAACTTGGAATATTATTATCTAATAATTTATATCCATTATAAGGGTCTGTAATAATATTATATACATCTTTAATAATTAATTTACTGACTATAATATTTATTAAAGTATGTAATTGAAACCATCTTGCTTTTTTTCCTATGAATAGTAATAGTGTCATATCGCTAAAAAATAAAAAAGATAAATAACCCAAAAACGAATACACATTATTACTATTTAATAATGTATAACTACTATTGTTAATTATGGTATTATTATTGTTACCGTTATATAATAAATTATCATAGTTTGGAAAATATAAATAGTCCATCATAATATATATTTTTATTTAATTTATATTATGACAAATACTTTATATTATTTTTATATTTTAATATAATCTTTTATTAAATTTTATAAGCAATTAAGCATTGTATTTATTTTTATTTTTACTTTTTTTTTCAGTATTTTCATTAGTATTTTCATTAATATTTCCATTATTATCTAATGACATAGTATTAGTAGAAATTGTTTTAGTTTTTCCTATTTCATTCTTGGTTTCTATTTCATTCTTGGTTTCTATTTCAATATTATTATCTATTTCATTCATAATATTAAAAGATACTTCATTAAATAAAACATTATTGGATATGTATGTTAATTTATTGTTTAACAATATTATTTTAGCAACAATTAAGGAGTCATTATTATATGTATTTTTTAGGTTAGTTAATCCAGATAAACTTTTATTAATAGCATTTTTTAAAGTTTCTCCAATTTCCATATGATTGCCACTATTAATGGTGCTACTAGCATTATCTATTTTTATTAATAAATCTTCTAAATAAATAATAACATCATCTCTATTGTAGTTATAATACCATCGTTTAATAGATGAAAAATAACTATAGTTATCTACGATTAATGTTTTTTTACCTGGTATTATATTTATTGCTAATTTATCATGTTCTTTAACCTGATTTATTACTTCTAAATCCAATAAAATATCATCTATATCCATTAATATTATTAATAAATATTTTATTTTTATTTTTATTTTATTTTTATTTTATTTTTATTTTATTTTAATTTTATTTTTATTTTATTTTTATTTTATTTTTATTTTATTTTTATTTTATTTTAATTTTATTTTTATTTTTATTTTATTTTTATTTTATTTTTATTTTATTTTATTTTATAAAATATTTTATTTGATCAATATTTTCATATAATCTACGTGTCAAATACGGTAACATACTATTATAAGGCCCGTAAGGAATATAAGTTGCTAAATTGATATTATATTCTTTTTTTATTTTATTCATATAACATTCATTCATTCCCATTAGATTTGCTATAGTAAATATTTTTTTTTTTTTATTTAATTTAGAAGCTAATAATATTGAATCAGAATTGTGTGATGCTATTATATTATAATTTAAATTATTATTAAAGCATAATTTAAGAGAATAGTTATAATTATTATCTGTTAAACCTTTATAATTGAATAAATGTCCTTCGTTTTTCTCGGCATTATAATAAGCACCTCTAACTATTTTTGTAGCCAAAATTTTACCATTATTATAAAAAAAATTTGAATCATCTTTTAATTCATCATAACTATCTGTTCTATACATTTGATATGTTTTATAAATAAATGGTTTATTACTATTATATTTGTATATTAATTCATTTGTTAATAATCTATATTCATTAATATTTTTATTATTTTCAGCATCTATTATTATTTTTATATTATTGTTAATTGCTGAATTTATTATATTATCTATTAGTTTTTTATTAAAATTAAATGATGATAATTTTAGAGCTATAAAATTCGATGAATCTAAATTATTAATTAAATTAGTATATTCTTTGAAATTATCGATAGCATTTTCTCTATTCTCATTAATATAATTTATTATTGGAATTCTATTAATTTTTAATAAATATTTACTTTTTTCTAAAGCATTTATCATTTTATTACCAGCAACATAATTAAAAAACATATATTATCAATATATTATTTATTTTTGTTTTTATTTATTTTTGTTTTTATTTATTTCTATACTTTCTCTAAAAAGGTATTAATACGTGATTTTAATACTTTTAAATCAAATTTATGTTTATCATAGTGTGATTTCATAAAATCTATAGTTATATATTTATTACATATAAAACACCAAATTTGAGAATGATATTTTTGCTTATGAGGACCTTCAACAAACCATCTTTCACCATAATAATTACATTTTGTACATTTAGTAATAGCATATTTACAGTTACCAAATTTATCAGTTTCATTTGACTGGCCCGTTAAATGTCTTCTTAATTCGGCACATGTATCAAATATTGCTTCACAATCATCATGATGACAAGATGATTTACCTATCATATTTCTTATCATATCTAATTGGTATGTATGTTCGTATGGTAAATTTCCACGTTTATATGTAAATGGATATATAGTACAACCACATCCTGTCCATGACTTTTTTTTATCAACTCGTAAATTAGGTTTTTTGTTTAATTCAAAATATGTTCTAACACATGAAAGACAAGCTGGATTCATAGATTTCGATTTTTCACAACATATCGGATGAACAGGTAAAGTGGCTGTTTCAAGACAAATTCTACATTGTAATAATTCACAAATATTATCAGTAGAAGACATTACAATACAACAATTATATAATTTTTTTATTTGATAATCAATTTTTTACAATTTCATTTAATTCTTTCAATTGTTCTTGAGTGTTAATGCCACTTATTTCTCTAATATCTTTACATAATAAATAATCGGAATAAATATTATCATTAGCCATTAATTCAAATATTTCAGTTAAATAATACTCATTTTGAGAATTATTGTTTGATATATTATTTATATATTTTAATAAAATTTGCAAATTTAAACAATATATACCACTATTTATAAGTTTTATATTTTTCTCTTCTATATTACAATCTTTTTCTTCTATAATTTTGCATATTTTATTATTTTTATTTAAAAGTATTCTACCATATCCTGTTGAATTATCAATATTTGCTATTAAAATTTTACATTCATGTGTATTTAATAATAAACTATTAATTGTTTTTTTCTTTATTAGTGGAACATCTCCTGATAAAATCATAACTTTACTAATATTAATATTAGTTTTATTTAAAAAATTATAACAACATTTTATAGCATCTCCTGTGCCACGTGGTTCTTCTTGAATAATAAATTTTATTTTTTTATCTAGTATATCTTTTTCTATATATTTTTGAATGGTTTCATAAATTAAATTATAATATTTTCCAACAATTATTCCAATTTTAAAAGGGTTAATTGATAAAGATGTTTCTATTATATGAATAATCATAGGTTTATCATTTATAATATGTAAAACTTTTGGTATATCTGAATTCATTCTTTTGCCTAATCCCCCAGCCATAATTAATATAATAGAATTTAAATTATTGTAATTATCATTTAAATTAACTCCACTAATCATTTATATTATTTATAATATAGATTTACCCTTATATTTTAAAATATCAACTATTTTAATATTTGTAGGAAATTCATCTTCTCCATAAATATCTTGTAATAATAACCATTCAAATAAACCTCCAATATAAATATACAAATTTTTGAATCCCAATTTGTATAATTGATTATATTTATCAATTATTTTAATATCGGAACAATTCTCTCCATAAATTAAAATATTTATATATAAATCTTTTTTTAAATATTCATTAAGTAACTCTATTTCATTGTTGGGTGAAACTGTATTTTTTATTACACATTCTTGATTATTAGAATCCAACGTGTTTATTATTATAAATTTACCTTTTGTTGTATTATTATTAACTATTGCTTGCATAGATTCAAAATTTATTTTATTAATACTATAACTTGAACCCATATTATTTAATTTAAATATTTTATAGTTAAATATTTAAACTTTATTTATAGATAATTATGTATATGAAAAAATATATTCTGTTTATATTATTATCAATTATACCTTTCAGTTATAGTCAAATATTCAATTTATATAATAATATGTCTGTCATAGAAAAAAATATTATAAAAAAAAATTTGTTACAATATCATAACTCATTTTGGATTATAAATTTATTTTTTTAAAATTTAAAAATATTCAAATAATATTTATTTACGAAAAATAATAACCCTAAAAATGCATCTACTAACAATATAATCCAAGAATTAATGTTTTTATAATAAGCTACTAATGAAAATAATATATAATTAAAACTATGTATCAATCTATAATTATTCCACCAAACTTTAGAACCAAAAAAACCTATCTTTTTGTTTAATATGCTAGTATATATAAAACTAAGACCTATAATTAATGTAAATAAGCTCATATATGGTAAATATTTTATATTAATAAATTTAGCAATTAAAGCTAATATTATTCTTGATAAAAAACACCCAAAAATAAAATATGTTAGTATTTTATTTTTCATTATTATATAGTAATATTTTATTTATTATTACAATTAAAATATATCAACTCAATTTTACTACTGTATCAATCAATTCTTTTTTTATACCCTTTGAAGCATTACAAGAAAGTTCTTCTCTCTTTTTACGTGTTTTATTGTTTGAACTATTTGACGAAGCAGAACTAGATGAATCTAATGTATCTGTTGAACTATTTGAACTATTAGAATTAATAGAATAATTTTTTGCCTTTGTGGAACTATTACGTTGATTCATATCAGAATCGATTATAGAATAATTTTCTTCTATGTATTTTACAACCTGATTTTCTAATGCCCATTTAAAAAAATTTAATTGTCCCAATGTAGTTTGAATATGTGTATCATTTTTATAAGGAATTGTAATTCGTTCCCATCTACAAAATGGATCGAATCTTTTTTTATTGTATGCTTTCAAATTTAATTTATAATCATTATATACCTTAAATCTCTCTATATTACCATTTTTTTCTATTAAATATGTTACATAATTT